TATCAAGCAGACAGAATCGAAACTGAACTCCGCCGCGTTCCTGATTGCTCGCAGTATCAAGCGTAAGGGAATACCCGGCGTTCGTTATTTCGTTAACGGCTTCGAATGGGCTATCCGCAGGAAGGGCGACAAACTCGCACAGGCCGTAGGGGAGTCCTTCGTAGAAAAGCTAGTAGCCAAAGCCAGCCCGATAACTGTTACTCTGAAACCAAAATAAATGGCCGCCTCCTTTACGTCTAACCCTTCAGAAACGTGGATGCCCGCGGGTCAGCCCCTTATCTACACGCTCCAAACATCCCTCACGATTACGGACGCGTTCGCGTTTATCGTACAGGTATTCGAGAACGGAACGGAGATAGGTAAATACTACCTCAAGCCGAATTCTAATAACCGGGCGCATTTCGACCTGAACCGAGTAATTCAGGGGCGGACGCGGGTAGACGAAAAGGTATACAACGCTTCTACCCTGCTCTTCGATTACTCCGCGCTCCCGTACACCCGTAGTAACGGGAACATGAACAAGTACGAGGTAAAAATCGGGGAGTACACGGGAACGGAGGCGCTCGCACAAGCCACGAAGTTTATCTACGTGATGGACGGGTACGAGCAGGTTTCTAGTGGCCTGCATCCCTCGTTCTCGGATTACTACGGAACGGCCAACACGAAGAAGTTTTGGCTTACCGACCGGGAACCCGTAAACAACGTGATTACGATAGAGGCGGCGGACGACGACGAAGGGTTCTTCGCGTTAATCAACAAAGACACCGTAACCGATGTTACACGGCTTTCTTTTCAGCTTATTCCGCCTACTGGTGCTCCTACCATAATCATTAAAGAGTTTACGACGGGTAACGGGGCGCAAGTACCGTCCGCGACTACACCAATAAACGGATTTCTCGTGTACGCTGGTGTTTATCCGGCACAGGTTCTAGGTCCTATTTTCTCCGCTACCGCGTGGAAGCAAATCACGATTACCCCACAAAACGCCTCCTCCGTTCATAAAGGGAATGTACTGTCTATCATTCGGGACTGCACAGACTACAAAGACCAAGGTGTACAGGTAGCGTTCGCGAACTCGCGGGGAGGGTGGGACTACCTCAAGTTCGAAGGGCGTCCGGGGCGTAGTATCACGACCGAAGAAAAGACGTACCGCAAGGCCCTCGGCAATTACGACGCGGCTACGTATACCTTCCAGAGTTTTAACCCGGAGGTAGAGGCGTACCAGAAGACCGCGAAACTCCAGTATATCCTAAACGGCCTGTTTAACGTCGCAGATTCTAAACTTCTCCCGTTCCTGCTCCGCTCGCGGAAGGTGTACGCAAAAATAGACGGGGTATGGAATCCGGTAACTGTTACGACCTCTCAAGCGACCTATAAGACTACCGCAGACGGTCGCATGACCCAGCTAGCCCTAAACGTAGAACTCGCTCAAGTTATCCGATGCTAACGATTCTCGCATACCGGACCACGTGGAAGGAACTGGAGATTTACGAGTTCGAACCCGTAAACCTTACGTACGGGTTTACGGATATTACGCAAGTCAACAAACCGACCTCCGGATACTCGCAGACGTTCCGCGTTCCTCTGACCCCGAAGAACGAGGATGTATTCGGACCCTACACGCTCGCACAGGTTCCGGCCTTTGACCTCAAAGAGAAGATACCCGCCCGCCTGATGGACGGCGGCGTACTGATTATGCAGGGGTATATTCAGGTAAAGGGCTGGTATATCACGGGAGGGCAGTTCGTAGATGTCGAGGTGGCGTTCTTTGGGGAGACGGCGGACCTTGCGAAATCGGTCGGGGAGGGGCTTTTATCGGATTTGAATTTATCGGCCTTTAACCATTCACTTACCTATTCGAATATAACGGGCAGTTGGAGCGGGACCCTCCTTTCGGGAGACGTGAGGTACGGAGTGGTTGACAGGTTTCAGAACTGGAACGGAACCACGAACCCCGGCACCTCGAAGATGTACCCTTCGGACTTCACCCCGTTTATCCGGGTCGAGGAGGTAGTTAAAGAAATCTTCGACACGGCAGGATTCGAATACGCGTCTACGTGGCTAGCAGGACAGTCGGACCTATATATGATGCTACACGGGGGAGGGCGTAACCTACGGTTTACCGAAGACCTCGAATCTTTGAAGTTCTGGGTAGGCAGAACCTCAAACCTGACTTTGACGGCTCCGACTGCGTGGACCGACGTAAACTTCCAAGAAACGAACCCCTTTTATGATTTGGGCGCGGACTTTGCAAGCCCCACATGGACCGTGCCCGTCTCGGGAATCTATTCGATGTCTTTTTATTACCAAGTTACCTATGGAACGGCGGGGGCTACGGCTACGCTACGACTTACGGACGGAACAACCAATTATACTATTTCTTCAGGGCTAGGAGGTCCAAATGCCTTCGCAACCTTTTCAGGAAACTTTACTGCAGGAACTACATGGAAGGTGCAGGTTCAGACTAGCGCGGGTAACATTACGTTCCTATCAAATGGAAGTACCGTAGGACTTGGCGGAACATCGTGGCGCATAACCTCCGTAACGCCGTTTATTTCTACGCTCGACACCGCGCGCAATATGCCAAAGATGCGGCAAATTGATTTTTTGATGGGTCTTCAGAAGTGCTTTAACCTCGTATTTATTCCCGACCGAGTCAACCCGAAGAAAGTCTATATAGAACCCTTTAACGACTATATGGCTACTGGGGACAAAAAGGACTGGACGAATAAGATAGACCTCGGAATGGATATTACCGTTACCCCGACTTCGGACATCCAGAAGAAGCGGTACGTATGGACCCACTCCGAAGGGGAGGACCTCGTAAACGTGGTATTTAAGAACTCGACCTCCCGCGTTTACGGACAACACGAAATCCTTGACCCGGCGAACGACTTCGCTACAGGGGAAGAAATCATTACCTCCGGCTTTGCTCCGTTCGTTACGTCGCTGGTTCCAGACACTTCGCTGAATATCCTGCGTCTGATTTCTTCGGAGGCGCAAGATGACGTTTCATTACCCGAAGTAAAGGCACGACTAGCGTACTGGAACGGCCAACTGGATACGAGTATCCTCGTAGACAATTCAGGAACGGCGGTAGCGAACGACATTCCTTTCTTTGGACAGTTCAACACGTCCAACAATACACAGGATGCAAACGTTCCGGACGATTCCCTTATGTTCGGTATCGAACTTCCGTTCTTCGATATTACCGCGAACCCGTACGATACCCTGTACAACAAGTACTGGCAACTATACGCGAACCAGCTGTATTCTTCGGATGCGCGGATACTTACAGCTACGTTCCGCCTCGAACCCTACGACCTTTCGACGTTCGAATGGAGCGACAAAATCTACCTCTTTGATACGTACTGGAGGGTACTCGAAATATCGGGATACGACCCCACCACGGACGGAACGGTAACGGTGAAACTTCTGAAGATTCTAGGAAATATCCGCGATTGCGATTACATCCCGGTAGATGGCCGAACCGGAAGAATTGAATTTCAAAACCCTTCGGGAACTAACGTATTTCAATTACCCCGTACCTGCTGCGAGCGTTACGGCTTTATCTACGACGCAGGCACCTCCTACTGTTACCAGCCATGACTCCGAAAGAGTTTCGAGTTAAAGGATGCAAGGACTTCGGTTATATTATCGATGCTCTGCACCTTCTGAAGAGGCCGCGCCGTCCTGTATGGCATAAGGTTTTAGATGTGGTGCTGGCATCACTGGTTTTCTTCGGCTGGTATGGCCTTTTGTTATACGTGATATACCGCCTATTCCATGGCTAAAAAAGAGGTAGTAGTAGATATTAAGGCCGACACGTCCGACCTAGATAACGCCCTCGAAGCGGCGGAGAAGGCGTTTGACGATTTAGGCGAATCCAGTAAGAAAGCCCTCGGAGGGGCCGACCGGCTTACGGGTGGGCTGGCTTCCGGTTTGGTTCAGGGCGTAGCTGGGGCGCGGTCTTTAATCGGGTCTATGGGCCTCCTCAAGGTCGCTCTGATTTCTACGGGAATCGGGGCTATCGTGGTGGCTGTCGGAACCCTCGCGGCCTACTTTACCCAGACGGCGGAAGGGGCGAAGTTGTTAGAGCAGGGCCTTAATATGCTCAAAGCCACGTTCAACGTCCTTCTGGACCGCGTGGCAGCTATCGGAGGCGCTATAGTTAAGTTCTTTCAGGGGGATTTCCAAGGGGCGGCGGAGGACGCGGCAAACGCGGTTAAAGGTATCGGGGAGGAAATCAAGAAGGAGGTAGCAGTTATCGATGAACTCACGAGAGCCACCCAGAGGTTACGGGCTTCTAACCGAGAACTCACCGTAGAAACGGCGAAACAGCGGGCGGAAATCGAGCGTTTGAAAATGGTTTCGGACGACGTAAACCGCAGTATAGAGGAAAGGATTAGCGCGGCACGGCGGGCGGCGAACCTCGAGAAGAACCTCGTAAACCAGCGACTCGGAAACGCTCGCGAAGAACTGCGAATCGAGCAGCAGAGGCAGGCCACGACGAACGCCACGGAGGAGGATTTAGACCGTTTAGCGGAGTTGCGGGTACGGGTCTACGAAATCGAACAGGAATCGTTAACGCTCCAAACGGAACTCCAGAATAAAGTCAACGGACTGAAGGCCGAAGCTATCGCACTCGAAGAAGAGCGCATCAAAGTCGCACGGGAAGCACGAGCCGAAGAACTGAAGACCCTACAAGAGACAAACGCGGGCCTTCAGGCAGGAAGGGCTAGCGTGAGCCAGTTCGCAAACGACTCCAAGAAAACTATTATAGGAACTACGCAGGAAATCCGAGAATCGGATAACAATTACCTGCACGACTATATCAAGATTCAGAACCAGAAGGCGCAGGGTACGCTGAATTTTGCGAATATGACCCTTCAGGCCGTTTCTGCTCTGAACGACGCGTTTACGAAGGGCGACGAAAAGCGGGCCGAACGGAACTTTAAGATTTCGAAGGCTATTTCTTTGGCCTCTGCGATTATGAATACCGCCGAAGGTGTCACTACGGCCCTCACGGACAAAACGCAACCGTCTACAATCCTGCGACTCCTTCAGACGGCAGCGGTAGCGGCTACGGGTATTGCACAAATTGCAACAATTAGCAGGCAGAAATGGCCCCCGGCGGAGACTACGCCTACCCTTGCGGGCGGAGGCGGCGGAGGGATGGGCGGAGGTTCAGCCCCTCAAGCCCCGCAGATAGACCTTTCCTTTATGCGCGGAAGCCAAACGAGCGGGTTCAAGAGTTACGTACTCGCTTCCGACGTCTCGAATGCTCAACAAGCGAACCAAAAGATAAAAGAACAAGCTAGCCTAGTAGGATAATGGAAATTTTCGAACTCGTAATCGACGAACAGGCCGACGCGTACGGCATTCAGGCAATTTCTTTGGTGGCAGAACCTGCTATCGAAGCGGACTGGGTCGCCCTTTCTACCCAGTACAACTTCCAAACGACCGACAAAGAACGGCGCGTGGTTATGGGTCCTGCTCTGATTCCAGACAAACCGATTTACCGGCGGAAAGACGAACAGGAGTTCCATATCTGGTTCTCGAAGGAGACCGTACGCAAAGCGATGGAACTCTATTTTAAGGCAGGAAACCAGAACCGCGCTACCCTCGAGCACGAAGTTCCCTTAAACGGAACCACGGTTATTGAGTCGTGGATAGTGGAAGGAGAACAAGACAAAAGCCGTATGTACGGTATGAATGTTCCACGTGGAACGTGGATGGTTTCCATGAAAATCGATTCCGATGCTATCTGGGAAGAATGGGTCAAAGAGAACCGAATTAAAGGCTTCAGTATCGAAGGGATGTTCACGCGGAAGGTCGATTTATCGGCGGATTCGTTCCTTGGAGAACTCGAAGAGATTCTAGAGGACGTCCGCGCGGAAGTGGCTTCTGTCAAGAAATGACCTTCCAAATAGTTAAACCCTTAAACCCTATAACTCAATGAACATTAACCAAAGAGTTGCGGCCTTGTTTTCCAAGTACAGCGCTATGCTGTCGGAGGAGAAGGTCGCACTGGCTACTGCCATCCTCGAAGGAGGGCAGGAAATCCAAACCGAAGCCGAAGAGTGGGCTATCGGCGTTCCCGTTTTCGTCGTGAATGACGAAGGGGAACAAATCCCCCTCCCGGACGGAGACTACACCCTCGAGGACGGAACAAAGTTCGTCGTAACGGATGGCGCTATCGCAGAATGGATGGCCCCGGAAGTCGAGGAGGTAGAAGAGGCGAAAGAAGAAGAAGAGAAAATGAGCGAAGTTCTTACCCGCGAAGAAGTCCAGTCCATGATTTCGGAGGCTATCAAGTCGATGAATCAAGAACTGAAGAAGGTTTCTAAAGCTATCGCAGAGCGCGACGCGCAAATCGAGAAACTCGGAAAGACGGCTACCCCGGCAATCCGTAAGGCCCCAGTTCAAAAAGAGGTAAAACCCCTCAACCTTTCTAACCACTCCGTAGCGGAGCGTGTTGCAATCATTCAAAACCACTTTATGCAGTAATCATGGCAGATGCTTCAATCACCAGTAACTACGTAGGGAAACAGGCGCTTCCCTATGTGGCCCCCGCAATTCTGGCAGCAGACACAATTGCAAACAACTATGTCACCGTACTGAACAACGTCCGCGGACGTGCTCAACTGCGGAAGTTCTCCGGTAGCCAAATTCAGGCCGCTACTTGCACGTTTACGACGGGTACGGCTTTGGCTTTGTCCGACG